CTGCCCGGTGCAAGCCCGTGCGGCCGTACCAATGACCGCATCAAGGGCTGGATGGGCCGCGCCGACCAGACCACCAAAATCAAGGGCATGTTCGTTCGGCCGGAGCAAATCGCCGAGATCGGCAAGCGCCATCCAGCACTCGGAAGGCTGCGCCTCGTCGTCGCCCGCGACGACGAACAGGATGTGATGATGCTTCGGTGCGAGTGCGCCGCACCTGACGAAGCGCTTCGACACGCTATCGTGTCGACGTTACGCGCCGTGACCAAGCTCGGCGGAGCTGTCGAACTGACTGCGCCGGGAAGCCTGCCGAATGACGGTAAGATGATCGCGGACGAGCGCTGAAGTTTTTTATCGCAAAGAAATTGGGTTCGTTTCGTCAGAATCCCCTCTGTCTCCTGCCCGACAGGTGAAAGCAAAAAAGCGTTCCCCAAACCCTCTCTTTGGCAGGGAGCTTTTGACCATTTGCAGGGACGCGGCAGCTATCGCCTCCGATGGAAATCCTGAGTTCAATCATTGTATTGTACGGCGTTCTCCCTGAACGAGCGCAGCAGGGAGAATCATGACTATTGCAGGGATCGCCGGCTAAAACTGGTGGCGCGGCTTCGAATTGACCCCAGCGTCTCGACCATGTAGCCTTCCACTAAGGTCCGCAGTGCATTCAAGCTGCAGGCGCGGTTGATCTGATCGCCGCAGACAGTGTCAGAGAACTGTCCAACGAGCGCTATGCCAGTGCCGATATAAGTTTGATGCGGGTACGCCCCATCTCACCATAATTGAGGGCCTTCGGACTGGCAGGTACAAGGTGAAGTTTCGGTGGCGAAACGATCGTTTGTACCAAAGTGCGAAGCTTTGCCCTCATGAACCTACGGGCCGCATATCCTGCATTAGCAGAAACAATTTAGCAGGCCACACGCGCGCGAGATGAGCGGTGCGCACCGCACCTTGGCCCGAACACTGCATGCTACGTTTCGGCGATCAACTCGCCGACTGATCACACGGCGGCAATGCTCGCTTGCGTTGCGCCGCTATCCTTTGACCGCTGCTACCCGCGGCGAAGGGCGGAACACGCCGGCAGGACTCCGCAAAAGGAACAGCGCCAATGACAACGATGACTCTAAAACCGCTCCGGCCAAAGCGCGCCCGGTCACGGACGCTTTTGAAGCCACAACCTGCGAATACGACCTATCGCGTCGGCCCTGGGTTCCCTCCGAGGGAGCATCAGTTTAAGCCGGGCCAAAGCGGCAATCCCGAGGGCGCACGGAGGCGACCACCCTCTATTGCGCCTGATCTGAAGGCCCTGTTGCAAGCGGCGCTCGGTAAGAAAGTCTCCCTCACCATCGGCGACAAGGAGCGGCTTCTGACAAAAGCCGCAGCCGGAATCGAACAGCTCGTCGATCAATTCGCGCGGGGTGACCGCTACGCGCGACGAGACCTGTTCGATCTTGCCGACAAACTCGGGCTCGATCTAGGAGCGAGCAGCAGGGCTGCTCTCGAAGAGCTCGCCGGCAAGGCGCTTACGGCAGAAGACGAGGCGCTGGTCACCGAATTCCTGAAGAGAAAGACCACCCCGACACGCAGTGAGATTGAGGCAGATACCTCGTGCAACGAACTAGTCAAATCCGCACCAAAGAAAAGCGAGCCAGCACCATGAAAAAGCACCAGGCAGAACTCCCGGCCGATCGCCGGCTCAGAGATGCGATCATTCGTACGGATTTTCCGAGCTTTATCCGGCAAACCTTTCAAATTCTTTCGCCGTCGGCGACCTATTATGATAACTGGCACATCCACGCGATGGCCTATCGGCTTGAACAGGTCCGGCTCGGAAAAATCACACGGCTGATTATCACCGTCCCGCCACGCTCTTTAAAATCCCAGATATGCTCTGTCGCTTTCCCGGCCTATGTGCTTGGTCACGATCCGGCGAAACGTATAATCGGCGTGAGTTACAGCCAGGATCTTGCGACCAAGCTCAGCAATGACTGCCGAGAGCTTATGAGCTCGCCCCGGTACCGGCAGGTGTTTCCTCAAACGAAGTTGTCGCGCCTGAAGAACACAGAAACGGAATTTGCGACGACGCAAATGGGCTATCGACTCGCGACGTCGATTGAGGGCACCCTGACCGGGCGGGGCGGGGACATCGTCATTGTCGACGATCCGCTCAAACCAATTGATGCGCTGTCGGACAGCCGGCGCGAGCGTGTCAACAACGCCTTTCTCAACACCATTTTGTCGCGTCTTGATGACAAGCGGACGGGTGCCATCATCATTGTGATGCAGCGGCTGCACGAGGATGATCTGGTCGGCCGATTGCTCCGGGAGGCGCCGGAGCAGTGGACCGTCCTCAGCGCGCCGGCAATCGCCGAACAGGAGGAAGAGGTCGAAATCGGAGGAGCGCGGCCCCACGTCCGCCGTCCGGGAGATTTGCTCCATGACGAGCGCGAGCCGTTCTCGGTCCTTCAATCTTATCGGGCACAGATCGGATCGGATGTGTTCGCCGCCCAATATCAGCAATCCCCTGTTCCGCGCGAAGGGGTGATGATCAAGCGGACCTGGCCACGGCGCTATCAGCGGCTTCCAGAACGCAATTCATCCACTTTGACGCTTCAAAGCTGGGACACCGCCACCAAGGACAGCGGGCCGTCGAACTATTCCGTCTGCACCACATGGCTCTATCACGAGAAAAAGCACTATCTGGTCGACGTATTTCGCGAGCGCGTTGACTATCCCCTGCTCAAGGCTCGAGCCATCTCGCTTGCGAAACTGCACGCCCCGAAGGTGATTCTGGTTGAGGATGCGGGCCTCGGCAGCGGACTTGCAAAGGAACTGCAGCAGGTCGGGCTGCCCGCAATCGCAGTGACGCCGAAATCCGACAAACGAACGCGAATGTCGATTCAATCCGCCAAATTTGAAAGCGGACAAGTGTTTCTTCCCGACGCGGCGTCCTGGCTTGACGAACTCGAAACCGAACTCTTCAGCTTTCCTGGCGGTCGCTACGACGACCAGATCGACAGCATCAGCCAGGCGTTGGCGTATGAGATTTCCGTTGGAATATGGGCGACGGATGCGGCCCTTGAAGGGTACAGCAACTTAATCGAAGGCCTCTGCTTCAATCGTTTTTTTGGGGGCCGCTGATATTGCCCGCCCTTCCGGCGAAAGCGTTCGCAATGACCAGCGCGACGCTGCAAAAATCGGAGCGGGCCTCGGTCCTTACCATCAGCTGACGCCCGGTTATTGATCGTCCCCGCGTACAACACGCAGCTCCGGCCTCTTGCGTTTAGGCCGCTCCGGCGGGGGCGGGCTGCCGCGCACCTCCGAGCCCCGCGCGGTTCCGTCAACGCCGCAACATCACGTAACGTGCGCCTTGCGAAGTCCGGCTCGGGACCTTCGTTCGATTGCGTCCAGTCTAGTGCCAACAAGCTCATGTACCGCGCTGGGGATCTCATCGCGTTTTTGCCTGATTGGACTTCGAAGGCTCACCCTGGGTCCGCACCGTCCCCGCCGATTATTTGGACGCTTCCCGCGCAAACCAACCAATTCAGCCGCATTCTATCGCTTCTTCCGGGGTGAATTTGCGTTTTGTCTAAGTCCTGCTTTCGCTGCTGCAGGCTTAGGACCTTCGGCTGTATTTACAAACCCAGTAAGCCGAACGCCAGGCTTACCACCATTGGTAAACTCGACACCGGCGGCCTCGAGTGCCCGTTGCAGCGCTTCGACCGTTCGCTCCTTCAATTCATCGCCCCGCTCAAACCTGGCAACCGTGTCGATTGACACCTTAGCCGCAGCGGCGAGCTCTCTAACACCCAATCCTAGAGCCGCACGAGCCATGCGGCATTGGACGGGCAAGAAAATAATCATAACAATGTTCCGATTTCAGTTGAAATCGTTGACCCCAGAGGATACCGTAACCATGTACTGATTTCGGTACAGAAGTACGAATTTCATAGATTCATACCTGATTTGGAGAAAACCGTGAGCTTGCACAACGCATTGTTAGCCGATTCACCTGATAGGCGCAGCTTCATCGGTGGCTCTGACGCCCGGGTGATCATGGGCGATGACGAGGCGGCCCTGGTTCGGCTCTGGCGGGAGAAGCGTGGGGAGGTCGAGCCGGAGGATCTTTCTGGCAACCTGATCGTCCAACTCGGGACCGTGACCGAGGACCTCAACCGGCGCTGGTACGAGCGCAACACCGGCCAATCGGTCAAGCACGTCCAGCGCCGGGTGCAGCATCCCGTCCACAAGTGGATGGCCGCGACCCTCGACGGTCTGGTCGATCCCGGCGGGGCCGTGTTCGAAGCGAAATTCATGTTGCCATGGACGTTCTCAGAAGAAGCTGCCGCCGAAAAGCACATGGCGCAGCTGCAGCACAACATGTGGGTTACCGCCTCCCGAAGCGCCGTGCTTTCCATCATCACCGGCGGTGGCAAATGGGTCGAAATGACGATTTTGGCGGACCCGTTATACCAGCACCTGCTCCTGACCGCAGAACGGAAGTTCTGGCGCTGTGTCGAGACCGGTGAGCCCCCTCGCCTCTTCGGTATCGAGCCGCCGCGGCCAAGGGTCGAGGCCATCAGAACCGTCGATATGAGCGCCTCCAACACCTGGGCGGAGCTGGCAAGTCTCTATCGGCTGACCCGACCCGCCGCGCTCGACCATGATCGCGCCAAAACAGAACTGAAGGCGCTGGTGCCTGAGGATGCCAAGGAGGCCTCAGGGCACGGCGTGCGGGCCAAGCGATCGAAATCAGGCGCGATCAGCTTTGAACTGCTGGCTGAAGAGACCAATCATGCAGCAGTCTAGCGCTAACGTTGGCGCATTGGCGGCGGCGCTCGCCAAGGCGCAGGCCGCGATCGCCAATCCGGAAAAATCCCTGACCGCGACCATCGTATCGCCGTTTCCACGGGAGGGGAGCCGAACCTTTCGTTATGCGTCACTCTCCGCCGGACTTGATCTCGTACGGAAGTGCCTAGGCCAGCACGAGATCGCGACCATTCAGGCCACCAGGATCGACAACGACAGCGGTCTAATCAAACTTACAACGACGCTCGTTCATGCCTCCGGCGAATGGGTTTCTTCGGACTGGCCGGTCTGCCCGGTCAGCGAGACCGCTGCGCCCCATCGGCTGGGTGCTGCCCTCACCTACGCGCGCCGCTATGCCCTATTTACACTCGTAGGAATTGCAGGCGAGGACGACCTGGACGCACCCGATCTTCTGTCCGGGAGCGTGACTTCAGTTTCCCCTGATCTGAACGCTGGCGCGATGCGCGGCGACTTCCCAGAAGTCGGGGTACAGGCCTTGCGTTCCGTAGTGAAGCCGGCTCGTTCGAAACAGCCGCGGCCACCTCCGCTGTCGACAAATGATTCCGACGGGCTTCGCCGTCAGCTCGTTTCTGAACTTACACAGCTGACTGACTCCGAAGCCCTCGCGAAATGGGCGCATCGAGTCCTTCCGTTGAAAAATCAGCTCTCGGCGAAAGATGCGGAAGTCGTCGAGCGACTATTCTCTACTAAGCTGAGCCAGTTCGAGGCGAGGCAGAAGGACCAGGGTATCAGCGACGGTACAGACCAATCAGCGCGGGATGGTTCCGGCGAACAGCAGGTTATCGTCATCACCAAACCGGTACGAGAGCGCGACCGAAACCACTTGAGGTTCGTCGCGTCCCAGCCCTGCCTCCTTTGTGGCAGAACTCCGTCGGATGCCCACCACATCAAGTATGCAGAAGCACGGGCGATGAGTCGTAAAGTCAGCGACAAGTTCACCGTACCTGTTTGCAGACTACACCATCGCGAGCTTCATCGGCGCGGCGACGAGCGCGCGTGGTGGGAGGCGCTGGGGGTCGATCCACTCGCCACCGCAGCAAAGCTCTGGAACAAAACCCGTCGAACCACGAGCCTCACTGAGACAACTTCGGACAATAGCCGGCCCGGTAATATCAACGGATCGCGGTTTCACTCTGGCTCCAAGCGCTCGCGATCTCAGAATGCAGAAACGAAGCCAATTCCTTCTCGGGAGGTGGAATGACATCCTTCCGGCAAATCGCGGC